TTCATTGTCTACTTTGACTTTGAATCGCTGTGGTTCTTGGGTTTCTTCTTCTTGGTATTCAGTTTCTTCTGCATTTTCATCTGTGTAGTCCTCTGAACCATCTTCGGCTGAATACTCAACTTCTTCTGATTCTTGTTGGTCTACCTCTGGTTGAGCTTGCGCTTCCTCAGTAGGTGAGTCCATCAAAGACAAAAATGCACTAGCTGCTTCGTTTACACTAACACTTCCATTTGGATTGGTGTTTTCACTCATTTTTTACCTTTCGGTTGTTTACAAAATCTTCCATTTCTTATCTTTAATCTGCTTGTCATCAGCGACAGCTTGGATACTAGATAAGAGTTCTTCAATAGCTTTATATTTAGTTAGAGAACGCTCTCGTAAGTCGAAATCGTTATCTTCACTATTGAATATGTTGTTTTTATACAACAGTTTTTGGTTTTCCACAAGCTCCATGAAAAACTCATCACTTAGTAATACTCTGGCTCTTTCCGATTTGTTCATAGATTAGGAATATTCGGAGTGTTAGAAATACCTGCGCCAATGGTCATTGCTTTCAACTGGGCTTCAGCTTGGAACTCGGCAGTCTTTAATTCTAGGTCAGCAGCAGCTTTCTCTCGCTTCAACTGAATCTCTGCCTGTGCTTTAGCCATCTGCAATTCCATGTCTGACTGAGCCTTCTGCTGTGCCAACTGCATCTCTTGTTGAGCTTTGGCTTGGTCAATCTGCATCTGAGCCTGTGCTTGAGCCATATAAGCCTGTACCGCAGGGTCTGGCTGTGGTTGTTGTGGTTGTGCCATCTGCTGTTCTAATTCTGGTGAAATCTCTTTGAAGAACTCTTGAGAATCCTTAAATCCAGCAGCTTCAATGAATCTACCCAATGTCTGACGATACTGAGTCAAAGTTACCAATGGATTGTTAAGTCCTTGAGTCTGTAGAATCTGCTCTTGCTTCTGCATTACTGCAGCAATCATAGCCATCTGTTGCTGTTTGTCACCAGTTCCCAAGCCTACATTGATTGACAAGTCAAAGCCATTTTCCCATTCTCTAGGGTCAATTGATACATAGCGACCTCTCAAGCGAATAACACGAGCCTTGTCCTGATACTTGCATAGTAACTGCAACATCTTCTCAAATAGGTCTTTAATGCCTGTTTCTGCAAAGATACGAGCAATCATCTCGACCTTACCAGCAGCAGCATTTTGAACCATAGCTACAGCAGTAGCAGTAGTGTTCTGCAAGATGTTGGCATCTAAGCCTTGGCTCATCTCATTAACACCTGTGCGCTTTGCTTGAACTTGGTCTAAATACTGCAACAATGGGAATGACTGAGCTGCTGTTGGTGGAACTACTACTGGGTTCAATGCACCAGCATTTTTAACTCGAATCACACCATTAGCTGTAACTGTCAATAGGTCATCTAGGTTTACTTGACCTTCAACTGCTGCCATCCTTGGTGAGTTCACCATATACATATTGTCTAGGATTTGACGAGTAACAGTAGACTTAATCAACTGTAGGTCTGTAGCTCTGTCTGCCAATGATTGACCAAAGAACTTGTGTGGCATAGGAATAGGACAGATTGAGCAAAATGGCACAAAATCCACTTCCTCATTGTCCAGAATGTCTTTGCCAGCATAAGTTACTTTGCGCAACTCAGCGATACCATCACCATCAAAGTCTACCTTGATATAGCACTCCATGACTTCCACATCTTGCATGGTGTGGTCTAGGCTTGATACCTCGTCTGGCATCTCTCCTCGGTCATAGCGAGCAATACGCTCCTCAGAATATGTTAGGTCTGAGTAAGCTGGCAGAGCATCTACCAATGTCTTGTCAAAGCCCATAGCGACTAATTCGCTACGAGTTGTTAGTTTTCTGTGTGCCACGAATGGAGCATCAGCAATAGTTCTAGCCTTCTTGCTGATTAAGAACTCCTCTGGTGGGACATTCTCAACAATAACCTTGCCTGTCTTTTTGGTGCGTTTTAGTGTGACATTGTATAAGTTGATAGCCAAAGTTGGGATACCAGTCATGGCATCAACACTAGCTGGTAATGCTTCTTCCATACTTTGACTAACCACTTCTACTTCTGGACTTGCCAAAAGCATTGTCAATTCTTCTTCGTTTAAGCCTTCATACTTCTCTTTGGTTACATCTGTCTGGTCATCCCAGTAGACTTTAACGATACCGTTCTTCTGCAACAAGGCATCCTTGAACCAGTTATGGAATAGGATTGTTCCTTGGTTGTCGTGGTTTAGCACCCAGTTAATATACTCAGTCGCTTGCTTTGCCTTTTCCTCGTCACCAGCGTTCTTAGGCTCAAAGCGAACCATCTCGTCTGATGAAGTGAAAATGCGCAGTAATTGTGGCAATGCACCATCTACTACCTCCGCTACCTCACCTGTAACGATAGAGCTTCTTCCCTCAACTTCGTTACCGTATGGCTCACGATTGTAGTATTCAAGAGCTTTTCTACGAGCATCTGTAGTCTCTGTCTCAATGAAGCCAAGAGAGTTATCAATCTCAGCATCAAGAATACCTTTTAATTGGTTATTGTCCATTTATACGACCCATTTAGTGTTAATCTGTAGTGGCTTAGACCACGAGCTACCTGTGTTATCTAGACCTATTGCCAAGTACCTAAAAGCATCTGAACCATGAGAAGCCCAGTCATGCAAAGGTTTCTCATAGAAAACATTTCGCTTTTCGTCATATTCTCGCCTATAGTTTCTCAGACAATCAACTCCTTGTCTAACTCTAGGCATATTGAACCAACATTTAGGCAACAATCGTCTGACTGATTGAATACCATCATCTACCGACAATCTAGGTAAAACATCTACATTCAGTCCTGCACCTTGTAGCATCTCTAACCTAGATTTTCCTGTACCTAACTCTCTGACTGATACATCATGCGGAAGTTTATGGCTTGCATTAGTCCAGCCATTGTCCTTAATCCAGTTCACATACCAATCTAATCCTTGACCATGATTCTCTACATAGTCCATGATTCTTACTTCTTGACCTGTCATCTGAGCGACCCAAATAGCTGTTGAGTCACCCATTCCCAAGTCCCAAGCAGTAAATGTCTGGCATAGGTCATCTCTTGTAACCTCTACCATTCTGCCTTTTTCTTCCAAGTCATTCATCAGCTTGCCATAGTAACTTCCTTCTACAGCAGCATGGAAGCTACACTCAAACTCTTGCTGATACTTGTCCTCGCCCATCTCAGCCCTAGCTGCTTTCAGCTCTGAGTCTGGAACTAACTTTGTCTCGCTTGCCTTGAACTCTAGCAGTCCCCACTCAGGAGTATCCTCTGCTCTATCTCTTAGGTCTTTAAAGTGGTTCTGTCCCTTTGGTGTTCCAATGAACAAACACCAGCCTAATCTGTCGGCTAGCGCAGGTCTTAGAATCTCTGTCCAAATCTTAGGGTTCTGGTCACCAATCTCATCTAGAATGACCCCATCAAAGTATTGCCCTCGGAGCGAGTCTGGGTTATCAGAGCCATATAACTGTATTCTGCGACCCATGAAGTCCACTCGCAACTCAGAGATATTCTCTGTGCCACCTAGAGGTCTTGCATACTTACAAAGGTAATCCCAAGCTACTCGCTTTGCTTGTCCATAAGTAGGAGCAATATAAGCATATCTAGGGTTCTCTTTGGTATTGAGAACAGCATCCTTAATCAGATGGTTAATAGCACTAACTGTCTTACCCATTCTTCGGTGAGCTACTACTACACCAAATCTGTGCTTATCCATCAGCTCATGGATTGCAAGCTGTGGCTCTCTAGGTTTATACGGAATTATTACTTCTGCCAAGTGACCACCAGCTTTAAATCATCCCCATCAGCACCGCTAATCTCTGTTGCTTGAATAGCTTTACCATCTACTCTGTCCATGATTTCTTTTACAGCCCAAGGCTCACCATCTATGGCTTTCTCTACTAGCTTGTCTGCTATTCGTCTTAGGTTTATCTGGTCTTGTTGCACTAGAGCTTTTCTTAGCTCGTTATAGAACAACTTGCCCTTCTTGGCATTATCATTGCCTTTAGGCGCACCACCTTTATTGGTTGTTTCTACCGATAAATTGTTGTTTTCGCTACTGTTTTCCATTCCAATCCTTGCGGTTCTTGGTTGATGATGTTGCAAATATACAACAGTTTTACTAATCTAGCAAACCTTCAAACTTAGGCATTAATTGAAAGTCTCCGTAAGCATCAGGATAATGAGACTCTCTTACATCAAATATCTCAGAGATTGTTGGCTCGCCTTTTTTCTTAGAGTGACCAATTACTGAGTCATACCCAGCATCTCTTACTTTTTGAGCTACTGCTGCTTCTTGTAAAGCATATTTAAGTTGATTGCCTTGCTTGCTGTTATCAATAATATAGTTTCCATAACCAGATAAGTCTGGGACATATTTATCTAGGAAATTTTCAACATCAATAATTGTTGCATTTCTGTTACTTATCTTTTTGCCTACATAAGACTTTGCTTCATCAATCATCTTTAATGTTGCATCTAAATCCATTTTAGCAAGGTCATACTCGGTTATATCAGGCAAAACTTCTTGTTTACTTGCTTTCTCAAGGGCTTGTTTTTGAGCATTTAACTTTGGTTGCATTTCTTGAATGAACTTCTCAGGGTCTCCACCTAGTCGCATAATTCTTGATGCAACTGGGCTTTCTGTTGCTATACCATCTACAACAGTTCTCATCTCTCCTGAGTTATACCCAGAAATAATACGCTGGACATCATCTTGCATTGATTTTAAGCCATCTTTACCTGCTAATTGTTCATAGGCTGCTTCTGGAGCTTTACCGCCTGTAGCACCCTTTACAACTAATGGGTTTTTATACAGAGTTTCTCCTGCAATCTTTTCAGTACCGCCATAGTAACCAGTACCGCCATAATGCCTCATCTGAGATGCACCTTCTGGAAGGTAAAACACTCCACCCCTGACTGATTCAGTCATAGCCTGTTGAGGCTTTTGCTTTCTCATTACATTTAGGAGCAAGCCTTCATCTGTAATCTGTGCATTAGGTGTGTTTGCTACAGCCTTTTGGAATACTTCATCTGTAGGTAGGCTAACTGGCATATTGATAGCCTTTGCAACAACTGGGCTAACGATACCAGCAGGAGCAAATCCTAGCTCACCAGACATAACTTGGTCAGTCAATTGTGATAAACCAGCTTGGTCTGTTACTTGAAATGGTCTCTCAGGATTAGCAAAAGTCTTAGCCATTAGAGCCTGTCTTTCTGCTCTGCTTTGCAATAGGCTTTGTGCAGCTCTTTCTGCTTGTTCCTGTGGATTAGTCAAAAGACCATAGACTCCCCTCTTGAGCTGGTCTGCTCCAGAGTAGATGGCAGGTAATAAACCGCCTAAGAGTGCTTGTGCCATTTCCTGTCCTAATGAAGTGTTGGTCTATCGCCTATGAACTGTATATTATCGGTATTCAGTTCATCAGCTAATTCTAGTAAGTATTCGTAAAAGTGACTCATAAATAAGTCTTTTTCAGCAATACTGTCCCATTGTGTTTGTAAGTTCTTTAGGTGAACTACTACCATTTAACCTTGTCTGCCCAGTAAGCTGCACTCATCTTGCCTTTAGCAATATTGGCTGAGTGTCTAGCCTTAAATGACTTTCTTCTGGCTTTATCAGCCTCGGACTCACCTTTCTTAGTTGGTGAACCTGATACACCTTGTTGTCCAAATCTCACAACTTTAAATTTGTCTTTTTCTTTCGCAACTACAACATGACTCTTAGTTGGATGATTAGGTGTTTTTTTAGGCTGATTAAATCCGCTAACTCCAAGTCTTTCAAACAATTTGGCTGCATCTCTAATTTTCATACTAAGCCTTTTCAAATAACCATTTGTAAGTTTTTTCTAACTTTTTCTTAAAATCTTCTAGTGTTAAGTCGCTTTTTGCTCTATTACAAAAAACACAACAAGGAACTACATTTTCTACTGTATAGCCTTTTTTGCTATCAAATCTATCTACACCAGTAAATTCTATAATGTAGTCCTCTGGCTTAACATTAGGAGAATCTTTCCTTAATGATGGGCTATTTGTCATACAGTCCCACTTTTTAGGCTCTGTACCACAATAAATACAAGGTTTAGTTGCAACACTTACAAACTGTTCGTAAGTAAGCTCCCAAGAGAAATTTCTTTTCTTTGCACCATTTTTATACCCCTGCATCCTAGAAAGCATACTTCTTCTTTGCTTACCAGTTAAACCAGCATCATCCATTAGGCATCCACAGCTTTTTTGCCTCTCCATTGCTGATTTTTTCCAAAAAACCTTTTCTTTGCCACATTTGCATAAGCAAACATAGACCTTATTCTTACCTCTTAACTCTGTTCTTAGTAGTTGCATTACTTCTTGTAACGAGCAGATTTAGCAGCAGAACTCATAGCAATAGCTAATGCTTGGTCTCTAGACTTAACCTTCTGACCAGAGCGCATCTTTAGCTTGCCTTCTTTGTATTCGCCCATTACTTTGCCAACTTTTTTCTGGTTCATTTTCATTTTTTAGCCTTGTATGGTTTTGCTGTTTTAGCAGCAGCTTTGAAGTCTTTAGCACTAGGAGCAGCCTTGCTACCAGCCTTGTTCATCTTTTCACCAGAACCAGCAGCGATACGCTTGCGTTTAGCATGAATATTTCCGTACAAACTATTCTTCATATTCTTCTTCCTCGGTCATTACTTCGAACTCATCACAGCCATTCTTCTCGCTGCACATAAACTCAAATTTATCACAGAATCCTGTGCCTTTAGCCATACCACAGCTAGGTAATTCTTTAGGTGTTACAAAGTATTCACAGTCCATGCACTTAGCTACTGGTTTGTCTGTATAGTTAGCGACCACTACCGCTTTTCGCTTGTTACCTTCGTTAATAACTTTGTCTTGAGTGGCTAATGGACAAGAAGATACATCAGACTCTAGTAGTCCACCTTCTTTACTTTCAGCCATCTCTGGCTTACCGCCAAGGAGACCTACTGTAATCATCATATCTTTTTTCATAAAAGTCCCAAAAAAAATGCCCTATTGCTAGGGCTAAAATCACTTCTCACTATTAATACGAAAGTCCAAAAAACACTTTCCCAAGGCAATGTTACTATATTTTTTAAGAATCGACAACTTTTTCTTTACACTCTCTGCATAGCCATTTTTGGTTCAGCCCATTGTTAAATGTCTGCATAAATCCTGTGTGCTTGGGTTTCTTTGTTCTACAGTTATCACACAATCTTGTCTCTTGATAGTTTCCGATTGACTTCTTTGTTAATTCTGGCTCTGGCTTGCGATAGGTCATTCTCAAATTTCTTTACTGTTGTTCTTAGGTGGTTAGCAATGGTATGGTTGCTCTGGTATTGATACTGTACATAGTAAGCCTTTAAAGCTCGTCTAAGGTGTTCTGGAAGCTCTCTCATACATGACTCGTATACCTCGCCTAATATCCAGTCTACACTAGGCATATTCCTGTCATCTTCATCCATAAGATTGCCTAAGTGTGGGACATGATTCTTTTCAAAGGAGCGACAAGTCGTAGGCTGAGAAGGTGCAGGATTCTCAAGCCAGATGGTCACATAGTACGACCAGTTCCAAAGAGCTTCTTCGTTTGTCATAGTAGTTCCAAAGTATATTGCAACAAATCTTCTTCAGTCAATCCGTATTTTCTTTCAAAAGCCTTTCTGCCAAGCCCATGTATTCCATCATCTCCAGTATGGTGACTTGGGCAGAGGGGTATAACTGGTGCGTTATCTCTTTTCCCTGCTCGTCTAATATGATGCAAGTGGGGTGGTGTTTCTCCGAGTTGGAGATGTCTACATAATATGCACCCAAGTCTGGCAACTTTGTCATAGTGTTCTTTCTGTGCTTTAGTCATAAGTTTAGTGTGCGATATTTAACCCCATCATTCCATTGCTTATCTGTGGCTTGTTGGTACAATTCAATTACTTGGTCAGGGGTTCTGAAGGTAGGAGTATTTTGCCCAGAAAAACAGAAGGCATACCAAAGAGGACATTCTCTACTGTGATACCACTCTAAAAACTGAGGAATCATGGCTACTTCAGATGATTTGATATTCGCAGTACCTTTGACACTAACCAGTCT